GCCCAGCGAATCTGCGGCCCGGAAGGCTGCGAAGTCGTCGGCGGTGAAGTTGCGGTAGTGGTAGATCGAACCGGGGCCGGCCTTGCTCTTGAACTGGATGGCCAGGCGGTTTGTTGCCTTGTCGAAGCCGACGGCGTGGATCTGCGAGGATTCAACAGCGTCAAGTGCGATGTCGTTTGGTTGCATTGTTGTTCTCCTGATCAGGTTGCGTAGTTGCTGGTGCGACGACTGAACGGGATATCATCAGAAAAATCACCACCGCCACCACCACCACTTGAGGCGGCCGGCGCAGGTTCATCAAACCCGTTGCTGTCGCCCTTGTGTGTCGGGCCAGCAGCGTCACCGCGCGAGTCGAGCATCTGGAACTGATCGACGTGCACCTCGGTGGTGTAGTGCTTCTGGCCGTCCTTGTCCCACGAGCGGGTGACCATCTTCCCTTGCGCGTACACCTTGCCGCCCTTCTTGAGGTACTGGCCGATGATTTCGGCAAGCTTCCCGAAGGCCACGCAACGTACCCACTCGGTGCGCTCCTTGCGCTCGCCCGTGCTCTTGTCGGCCCAATACTCATTCACGGCCAGCGTGAAGTTCGTCACGGCGTAACCGCTGCCGGTGTATTTCGTCTCTGCGTCTTTGCCGGCGGTGCCGACGACGACGACCAGGGTCACTCCTCTCATGGTTCAAGCCTCCTGGGCTTCGGTTGCTGTTTTCAGTGCGTCCGCCAGATCGGCGGGGTTAATGGTCTGGAGCCAGCGGAGCGCGGTCACGAAGTCAACGCCATACGAGCGCGCGAGGGTGTTCGCCATGCCGGTGACGCCAGGGCTCTGCTCTTCGTCTTGCCGGCGCAGCGCGGCGTAGGTGGCCATCGTGTCGGCCTTCGGGCCAACCAGTGCGACCGCTGTCGGCGCGGCTGTCGTTACCTGCGGCGCGATGGATGCGGCGACAGGGGACGGTGCTGCGGCTTGCACGACCTGATCCAGTGACGGCGCCGCCGGAGGCTTTTCTGCTGCCTTGCGTGCTTCCTCCTGCTCGCGTGCAATGCGCTCGCGGGTTTCGCGTTCGATGCGCTCGGTCTCGGCTGCCAGCTTCGCCGCTTCCTGCGCCTTGTGCGTGGCCACGCGGCCCTCGACGGTGGCGCGGAAGGCCTCGGCAGGCATGGTTACCAGGTTCTGCAGGTCGCGGAACAGGAAGCCGTGCTCCGGGGCCAGAGTGTCCAGCGTGCGCAGGTTGGCGTCGATGGCGTCGGCCATCGCGTTCGTCTCGATCTTGCCCTGCGCAAGCACGGTATCCACCGCGTTCTGGATGCTCTCAAGCGTGCGCTTGCCCTTGATGGCACCGGCGAAGTCGGCGCGGTAGGCCGGCATCTGCACACGGCCTGCGAAGCGGGCCTGCAGGGTGGCGATGTGCTTCGTCAGCGCCTGCTCACCGCCCTGCTGGATGGCGTTGCGGCGGTTGGTCTTCTCGGCAGCCACCAGTTTCTCGGACGCCAGCGCGGTCGTGCGGAACATCTCGGCAAGGTCTTTCAGCTCGCGGCTGAACGTGGCCACGTCGGCGATCTGCCCGACCACCTCGTCGGCCTTTGCTTTCAGCATGGCCTCGGCATCGCGCATCTTCTTGCACAGCGCCTCGCGGTCGGCGAAGTCCTGGTCAGTGACCAGCGGCGCCTTCGTGCGCTCGACCAGCGCCTCGGTGGCGGCGCGGAACGCCGGCAGGTTGGATGACAGCGCCATCGTGCCGCGCTCGATCTCGTAGACGATGGCCGGAAGGTTTGCCACCGGCGCGGCGACAACCTCGGCCTTTGCCGCCTTCGGAACGTAGGCGGCGACGTCCTTCTCGATCTGCGCCCAGCCGGCGACGATCTGCTCGCGGCGGCCTGGCACCGGCACGTAGTCCAGCGTTTCATACTCGCTGGCATCGTCCTTCGTCACCACGAAGATCAGCCGGCGCAGGCGCTCGTTGACGATGTAGTGCTGTTCGAGTTGCACCCAATAGTGCGGGTCGGTGATCTCGCCGGCGCGCACCTGGGCAACGAGATCCGCGTTCCAGAGTTTCGCCTCCATCGCCACTTCCATGTCCATGTCCATGCCGTCGTAAGAGGCGGACAGTTTCGCCAGCGCGGGATCGGTGTCGCACACCCCGATGATCGGGTATAGGTCTTCGCACAGCATGGCCTCGATCTTCGGGCGGACGGCAGCCTCAGCGGCGTGGCCTCTGTCGTACAGCGCCTGCTCGGCCGGCGTTACTTCCTTCGTCTCGCCGGTGGCGAGGCGGTGGATCAGTTCGTTGCGGCTGGTGTACTTGCTGACGCCCATCATTGCCGGCGCATCGCTGGCGTTGAAATGGTTGGCGCGGTGGGTATGCCACTCGGGCGACCCTTGTACGAGGTTGATGATCTTCATGACGCTGCTCCCTGTTGTTCTGCGGGCTTCGGTTTGACGGCGCGCAGTGTTTTCTTCTGGTCTTCGGTTAGAGGTTTGCCCTTGGATTCGATGAAGGCGATCAGGTCGTCAGCCGGCTTCCCGGCTTGGATGCGCTTCGACCAGTCGGCGACGTTCTTCTTGAAGTCGGCCTGCGGGTAGGTTTCAGGCGGTGGCGGTGGCTGCTGGCCTTCCGGCTGCTGACCGGCCTGCGCTGACGTGCTCGCGCGCTTACCGTTGCCGGCATCGTCGCGCTCGTCGCCGGTTTCCTCGTCGAGGTGCAGCTCGCCCTTGTGCCACAGGTCCAGCGCGGCACCGAAGCGCATGGCTGCATTGCGCAGGGCATCACCGATGGCTTCCTTGATGGCATCGCCGCCAGACTTCATGCCGGCGTCCCCGTATCCCATGCGGGTGACGCCGCAGACGGTCAACTTGATCCACAGACCGCCGTACTTGTCGAAGGCCGGCATGCCATCTGCGCCGAAGGAAACTGGCTCCCATGACCAGTTCGGGTCAGCGTCGAGCAGGCGATTGGTGATCGCTGCGTGGCCGACGTAATCGAGGTGAACGGCGTTGCGGTGGTGCCACGATCCGCACACCGAGCAGTTGATGCCGGTGTTGCGGTTCTGCTTGCGCTCGTCGATCTGCGCTCGGCTTTCTTTGGGGAGCTTGCTGATGTGGTGCGCCGGGAAGTCGGCGCGCAGCAGGTCAAGGCCAGTTGGTGCTGGCTTGGCCTCTGCCTTGGCTGGTGTCTCGGCCACTGGTGAACCTCCTGTCGTGCCGGGCGGGATGCCCGATTCAGTGTTGACATCCTGCCACCGATGAAATACGGTGTCAACGTCCAATGGCAATAAATTAGCGAGAGGGTGCGAGATGCTTACCATAGAACAAATTCAGCGACGCCTTGAGGTGATGAACCTGCTGAAGGTTTCAGAGGCTTCAGGCGTGGCCTACAACACCGTGCGGCGGATCGCTGCCGGCTCGGTCAACGTGGAATACGAAACGGTCAGGAAACTGGCCGAGTACCTGGAGCGGCTGGAGGCGTGAGCATGCGGAAAACAAATACCCGAGCCCGCTACACTTACGCCGACTACGAACAGGCGAAGCGCGAATGGTCTGACAGGAACCCTCGGGCAACGCCGGAGGAATACCAGGCAGCCATGATCCGCATTGCGGCGAAAATGGGGCTGTAGTATTTTCATCGAATCGCATACGGCTCGTGTGGCCGGATCGTATGCGTCAGGGTGTTTGCACATGCGCTGTCCGTAGTCCTGAATCCTCCCCGCAATGGGCGTTTCAGCAGGGCGAACGGGGCCACCAGCGCAGTTGCAAACACCCTGCCAATGAAACGTTAAAGGTGGGTTTATGCATTATTGGCAACTGCACATAGGCGACTGGTCAAAGTCGTGCGGGCACTTGAGCCCGTCAGAAACAGGCTTCTACGTTCGCCTTCTTAACGTCTACTACGACACCGAAAGCCCGATTCCTGCAGACCTTTCTTCTGCCTGCAGACTTGCGGGCGCGCGAACTCCTCGTGAGCGCGAGGAAATATCATGTCTGCTGTCCGAGTTTTTCACTCTTTTGGAAGACGGATGGCATAACAAGCGCGCAGACAGTGAAATCAACAGGTTGCAACTTATAGGCGAGAAAAGGAGCAATGCAGCAGCAAAGCGTTGGCACACCACAAGCAATGCAAATGCATTGCAAGTGCACACCACAAGCAATGCACTCCAAGACTCCAAGACTCCAAGACTCCAAGAGGAATCTTTAAGTCCTCCGGACTTGTCGCCGGCCAAGGCCGACAACGTACCAACGCAGGCAGTGGCTGATGCTTACAACGCAATCTGCGGTGACCTGTTCCCGCAAGTCCTGAAGATCACCGACAAGCGCCGCAAGGCAATCAGGGCGCGTTGGCTGGCAGACATCAAGAACCCTGACGAACGGAAGCGCACCAACTCTCTGGACTACTGGCAGCGATACTTTGGGCACTGCCGTAATGGGGTTGAGTTTTTCAACAAGGCGGCATCTGGTGAACACAAGGGAGAGCACGCCGGGTGGCGTCCTAACTTTGACTTCCTGATGACTGAAAGCACATGGCTTGGCGTCAAGGAGGGCAAGTACCAATGAGCGAAATATCACCGGAACTGTATTCGGTCGAGGCGGAACAGTCGCTGCTTGGGGCGATGATGCTGAATCCAGACTGCATTGTCGAAGTCGCTGCCAAACTCACGGGAGATGAATTCTTCAGGCATGACCATCGTGAGATATACCGCGCCTGCATTGACCTAGAAGCGCAAAAGGTGAGGGTTGATTTGCTGACGGTATGCAACGCCATTGGAAAGGAAAAGATTGTTTACCTTGGCGAACTGGCACGGAACTGCGTTGCAATGCAGAACGCAACGTCCTATGCCGACATCATTCGTGAGAGATACGACCGCAGGCTGTTGTTCGCTGCCGGCCTATCAGCGCAAGGCATGGCATCGTCTGGCCTGCCGATGAAGGACGCCATCGGCAAGGTTAGGTCGCAGATTGATGATATCGGGCCGAAATCTTCAATGGGTAATCGAACCGTTGAAGATTACATGAGCGAGTGGCGAGATGAACTCCAGGTCAGGATGGAGCGCGGTGACAGGCTGCAAGGTAAAAACACCGGGTTCTCGGAACTGAATAACCGATGGTTTGGCTTGTGCGAGCCAGACCTGATAATTATCGCCGGTCGCCCATCAATGGGCAAAACAACACTTGGCCTCAACATCGCGGAAGGCGTAACCGCGAACGGCGGAAGCGTCCTGTTTTTCTCGCTTGAGATGTCGGCGAAGCAACTTACCGACAAGCGGGTGTCTGCCATTACCGGAATTCCATTGGACGTGATACGTCGTGCGGCATTCAGCACTGACCAGTGGGGATTGGTTACCGACGCGGCGCACAAGATCAAGCAGCGCAAGTTCGTGATAAACGAAACGTCAGGGATAAGCATTGATGCGGCCCGCATGATTTGCATGTCTCACCAATCAAGGCACGGGCTTGACGCGGTTTTCTTCGACTACCTTGGACTGATGACAAAGCCGGGCGCAGAGAATCGACTGCAAGAGGTTAAGGCAATTTCCGCAGGTCTAAAGGGAATTGCGAAAGACCTGAAGATTCCGGTAGTGGCACTGGCTCAACTCAACCGCAAGTGCGAGGACAGGGCAAACAAGCGCCCGCTTATGGCCGACCTGCGTGAATCTGGAGACATTGAACAGGACGCCGATATTGTCGCCTTCGTGCACCGTCAGGAGAAATACGAACCGGATGCACCGCAATGGAAAGGCATTGCTGAAATCATTACGGACAAGCATCGCAACGGAGAGTGCGGGACGGACTTTGTTGCAAGCAACCTTCAGTGCTCAAGGTTCTACACGCCTGAATATCCGATTGCGATTCCAGGGAAGCCAGACCAAAAACAATCTGGCAGGGAGTCTCTGTGAACGAACCGGCACCCGCGAAGCAGAAGCGCATCCCCAGCCGGATCTACGTCGACATCCGCAAGATGATCGACCCGGCCACCGGTGAGGAAGTCGGCTGCCTGGTGCCCGTCGGCCAGACCGACCGCGCCATCCTGCGCCGTAAGAAGTGCCGCGTAGGCATGCGCATCCGCACCACGGTCAGCCGGGAGCGGGATTACGGCCAGTTCAAGTACGCGCACAAGATCGGCCAGTTCGTGGAGGCGAACGTCGAAGGCTTTGAGGGTCTTGACGCTCACGCCATCATCAAGCGGCTGCAGGCTGAAGGGGGGATTCTCTGCGATCCGGAGCGGCTGAAACTGGAAGGGTTTGAGGGATACCTGATCCGCAACGTCCCGCGCTCTCTGGCTTTCGATGAGATCGAGGAAGGCGAGTTCCAGCAATTCGTCAGCCAGTTGTGCGCGCACATTGCAGCCAGGTACTTGCCGACGCTGACACCCGAGCAGGTTGCCGAAGCAATCGAACTCATGCCGGTAGACCCGACATGATCCAGTGGAAACCGAAGCGCCGGATGTGCAAGGCGGATGGATGCCGGTGCCGGTTCATTGCCGAGAAGGAGCACGTCTGGTGGTGCTCACCGGAGTG